TGATGAGGTCATCACCATGTCCATCATTCTGCCAGAAGAGGGCGATCCATACCGCGCCTTCATCTGTCATCCGGACAATGAGTTCGGATACCCCGCCAAGGATCGGTCCGGACTGCTCGACCGCATTGAGCAGCCCGATCTTGGCAAACTTTTCAACAAACTCACGAAAGGCAACTGATATGCCCATCTCATTCAATGAAGCAAAACCATCTCAATCCTCTTCAGACAAGGACTTTGAGCTGATCCCTGACAAGACGGTCGCACCTGTGCGGATGGCGATGCGCGGAATCAAGACAACCAAGGCAGGCGACGCACAAATGCTGGACCTGGAGTTCGTGGTCACTGAAGGTCCACACGCCAAGCGGCGCATGTGGGGCAATGCAATGATCACATCAAACGGATCAAAGGGCCATGACACAGCCGTTGACATCACGATGCGTAATGTCCGCGGTTATCTTGAAAGCGCCTACGGGTTCAAGCCCAGCGATGAGAGCGAGGCCGCAATCGCGGCTCGCACGATTGAAGACTGGCCTGACCTGGACGGTCTGGAGTTCGTTGCCCTGATCGGTATCGAGAAGGACAAGACCGGCAACTATCCTGACAAGAATGTCGTGCGCCAGGCCATTACGCCCGACTCAAAGGATTATGCTGGCTTCAAGCCAGCCAAACCCAAGGCAGCGAAAAAGGCCAGCGCGCCTAGCGCACCAGCAGCCGACTCAGGAAACCGGCCATCATGGGCGTCATAACCGATCCCGACCAGATTTGTCTGCATCATGCCGCTGAAGCATTGCGTCCAGAGCTTAAGGCTCTGGGCGTCAATGCCGGAAAGGCGCAGGCAACAAACCTGGCTCGCGTTGCCATCTGGACATGGTGCGTCAAGCGCCCTGTCGAGTGGTCAAGAGAGCGAACCATCTGTTTCCCCGGCGAACCGGATGCAACCAATATCGGATGGGCAGAAAAGATCCTGCCCCTCCTCTCAGAGACACAGGGCGTGCCGTTCAAGAAGCCAATCTTCGATTGGACGAAGGACGAGATGTCCCTGTTTATTGCCACCGCATACGAGCTGATCACAGAGCAGCGCGTTGCGACACTGGAAAGAGACATGGAGACCGTTCTTTATGATTGATCTGAACCCATCTCGCATCAGGCAAAGCCTTGCGGCAAAAACAGTTGCAGCAGCGATTGATGATGCACTCGTGGCAAAAGCACAAAACCAGAAGCGACGCGCCTATCTAGGCGCGTCTGCTATTGGATCGCTATGCGAACGCCGCGTTCAATATGAATTCATGGGCTGCGACTACGACACTGATTACAGGCCGTCCGCACGCACCCAGCGCATCTTTGCGCGTGGCCATCTCGGTGAAGAAATGGCCGCAGAATGGATCAGGATGGCCGGATATGACCTGAAGACCGAAAAGCCCAACGGATACCAGTTCGGATTCAGCGTTGCTGACGGGCGCTTCTCAGGCCATTGTGACGGCATCATCATGAGCGGGCCAGATATTGAGGCGCCCTGCATATGGGAGCACAAATGTCTCGGCTCAAAATCATGGAACCAGATTCAGAAGCATGGTGTCGAGCGATCCAAGCCAGAATATGCAGACCAGATGGCCCTGTACCAGGCCTATCTCGACCTGCCAGCGCCAGCCATGTTTACGGCCCTGAACATGGATAGCATGGAACTGTACGTAGAGTTCGTCGCGTTCAACAAGAAGCGCGCACAAGATGCAAGTGACAGGGCTGTCGCTATTATCCAGGATACCGAAGCAGGCTCCCTGCGCCCGCGCATCTCGGATGATGAAGAGTTCTGGCTGTGCCAGAACAAGTCAGGGAAATGCCAGTTTTGGGGGCGCTGTCATGGCGATAAGTTTTAATGAAGTTCCGGTTGTAGAGGACGCAGAGGCGCGCAAGCAGCGCATCAAGGATGCGCTTCAGGAAAATATAAGGCAGGTGGTGCGCCACCTTTATCCAAAGGCTGTCCTGAGCAAGAGGGACGCACGCATTGGCGACGCAATGGGATCGCGGGGGCAGTCCATGTCCATTGCGCTCACACCAGGCGAAGCAGGCCAGTGGATTGACCATGCCACCAATGAGCGCGGTGATGTGCTCACACTGATTGAGCGTGCCCTTCACCTGAACTCTTTCGCTGATGTGCTGACAGAGGCAGAGGCGATCATTGGCGGCAAGCCAACCGAGAGACAGATCGTGCGGCAGGCCGTGATGGAAAGCCACACTCCGGAAGAAAAGCCCAGCGTCATCGACACGGTTGAGCACATCTACCGCTCAAAAGAAGGCCGTCGCATCGCAACAGTGTACCGCGACACGCTGTCGAATGGCAAAAAGACCTTCAGGGTCCACCGATCTTCCGACTCAACCTATGCCGCACCAGATCCGCGTCCGCTCTACAGGCTGCCAGACCTGAGCAGCGCAGACCAGATTGTCCTGTGCGAAGGCGAAAAATGTGCAGACGCCCTCAACTCAATCGGAATTGTGGCCACCACCGCAATGTTCGGATCAAACACACAGCTCACAAAGATTGACTGGTCCCCACTGGCAGGCAAGGCGATCATGCTGTGGCCAGATAATGACGAGCCAGGCCATGCATACATGGACCGCGTCAAACCCGTGCTCGAAACACTCGGGTGCAGCGTCAAACGCATCATAATACCACCGGACAAGCCAAAGGGATGGGACGCAGCCGATGCGGCCAGCTCAGGCGAAGACATCCGCGCACTCATCGAACAGGCAGGCGCCTCAAAAAGAAGACTGCCCATCATGTCAGTGGCCGACCTGGCACACATGAAACCACCCGAATGGCTCATCGACGAACTGCTCGTGGAAAAGGGTATGTCCAGCCTGTTTGCACCGTCCGAGACGTTCAAGAGCTTCATTGCGCTCGATATGGCCCTCTCAATCGCTTCAGGATACGACTGGAGAGGCAGGAGCACTCTTTGTGGACCGGTGGTATACCTGATCGGAGAAGGCGTCTCCGGGTGGCCCTCTCGCGTCTTTGCGTGGCTCGCCAATCGGGGCGATAATGAACATCCGGACTTCTGGACCATACCCACAAGCATCGCACTGACGGACAGGGAAGATGCAGATGCCCTGATTGATGCGATCCGGTCGGTCTGCGAACAGCCGCTCATGGTGGTTATCGACACACTGGCAAGGAACTTTGGCGAGGGCGATGAGAACTCTACTCAGGACATGAATGCGTTCGTCTCGGCCATTGATCACGTCCGCACCGAACTGGGCACGCATGTCATGCTCGTGCATCACACGGGGAAGGATGTCGAAAAGGGCGGAAGGGGATCGTCCGTCCTGCGAGCCGCCCTCGACACAGAGATGCAAGTGTCCAGGCCAGACCCAGAGGGCTTCACGATCACGTTCAAGGTGACGAAGCAGAAAGACATCGACAAGGCACAGCCAATCCATTTTGAAATGAGAAGGGTGGAGGCACTCCACCCGGTCACAAAAGAAACCGTCACAAGCCTGGTTCCGGTCCTGACAGAGGTCGTCGCAGAGGCCGCAGCGAAACTCAGCTCAAGTGATAAAGAGGTGCTGGAGTTTGTTAAAAGTGCCGTCAGGTCCACAAAAGAGGTCGCGGCACACTTTGCCCTTACGGAGAGAGGAGCTAGAAAAAAGTTGCGTAAAATTGAAGAAACAGGGCAAATTTCTTCTAATGATGTAGAAGGTGCGCTTTTCTGGCGTTTCATAGGGGTGCGGAACCGTGCGGAACTCGACTCAGAAGGATGAAAAGTCAAATGAAATGAAGGTGTTGGAGCATGTGCGGAACCGTGCGGAACCGTGCGGAACTCCGGGAACAGTTCCGCGGCCTGATCCTAGCGGAACTCAGCGGTAACTACCCCCATAGGGGTAGTTCCGCAGTTCCGCAGGTCAGGTGGGGTTCCGGACCGGGGAGAAATTTTATTTTTTGAGGTGGTAGAGTTTTGTTTCGGGTTTTCGGGTTTTTGAGGAAGGGGTTTGAGATGGGTAAGGGTCGGAAGGTGAGGATGATGAGGGGGAGGCTGGATGAGGGGTGGAGCGTTATTGCGGTCGAGGAGATGCTGGAGATCGTGCAGGGCGCGATGGTTGTAGTGCGCTGGCGGATTGCTGTGCCCGAGCGGATCAAGGGGAAGGTGCTGGACGTGGAGGAGGACAAGTGGTTCGGGGTCAAGGTCGCAGCAGATGGCGAGGCGCCGAGGAAGGCGAACTACTCGCTGGGATACAATGGGGAAAGGTTCGCCAGGTCGAAGGAGATTGACAGCCTCGTGCTGAACAGGCCCGCACTGGCCGAGAAAGTTGTGAAGGTTGTGGAAAAATGGACCGAGGGGGTCGAGTGGGTTGTTGACTTGTGAGGGGAAATGAGGGAGAGGTTGATGGACCGAACGGAAAAGGCCGAAGCAATGCTCAAGATCGTTGAAGAAGTGACAACCGTTTATCGTGTGCTGGACGCAGCAGACAGGCTGATCCGGGAACTGCCGACAGAGGTGGAGGCACAGGCGTTCAAGTTGGGGTTTGAACATGCCATGCCAGCCTGGGAGGCCGAGGAGGAGGTTGAGGTTGAGGCCGGTCCGGCGGAGCCGGATGGGGAGGTGTTTGAGGACACTGAGCCGCTTGAGTTGGATGCGGAACAAAGCGGGCCTGAAACACCTTTCTGAGTTTTCTGAGCCTAACTCCTCTGGGCCTAACTCCGTAACAATGGGGCCCGCAAAAATTCTCTGGGCCTAACTCCGTAGCGTTTGAAAATTTTCTGAGCCTAACTCCTCCGGCGTTTTATTTTTTCTGAGCCTAACTCCTGTCGGGCTTTTCCTGGCCAGATCAGGGCAACAAAAAGCCCCCGGCCAAATGGCGCGGGGGCTGTATTTTTTTCTGTGTCTTATTCGTTTTCCGGCATCAATCGGTCTGACCGTCAGTGTGATCACGAAACCCATTGGAATAAGCGATGTGACCAAGCCGCGTCATGGTGGCACCGTCCTCGACAATCACGTAAGCCATGCCGTTAATTGACTGGCTCTTCCGGCGAGCAAATTGAATTGCTTTGTTCCGGTCTTGGCCAAAATGCTGATCCTGAACGGCGTCATTGTCGAGCTGCGTCCAATCAACTGTGTAATAAAGTTCTGTCATGTCTTTTCCCTTTGTGTTGCGTCCCAATCGGACGCGCAAAAACCGACCAGGCATTGGCCCAATCGGTTCTTGTCATTATGCGCGGTTCAGCGCGGTTTGATATATGCGCCGCGACATGTCTTCGATGACACGTAAGCGCCAGTCATACTGGGCGCGTGTCATTGTGCCTGCTAGATAGCGCCTGCGAAGCTTTTCCAGCTCGTTTTTCTTATATTCGTCTCTCTCATACCGGGCATTCCGGCGGGCGCGCTCCAGGGCGTCCCATTGGGCCTCTATTGTTGCGTTTCGCATTGTGTTTTCCCTTTGTGTTGCGTTTACAGTCTAAAGCGGTTTGCGGCGTCTTTTGTTTCTTCAAACTTTTTCAGCACCTCTCGATAGAGGGCGTGACGTGCGGCGCGGCAATCTCGCCCCAACGCTTCCGCGCGCAAGCGATTGCGTGTCGCTTTTATCAGCTGGCGCGGTGTTGCGGAAAGCCCGCCCGCTTCCGTTTCAATTCTGCAATATGTTCCATACGATAGCATTGTGTTTTTCCTTTGTGTTGCGTGGCGTATCGCCACACGCAAAAAGCCCCTAGGCATAGGCCTAGGGGATTAGGTCAGTATTCAATTCCATTTTGCGACGCGTATTCATGCGTTGACCATTCAACACCGAACGACACAAGCCAGCATGCGGCGTTCGTCAACGTGTCGTTTTCTTTTATCTCGTCCGGCGTTGATACCAGGGCGAGCATTGCATGCTCCGTTGTGAAGTCATTATGGACGTGCACTGTGTCTAGCACGCTCTCGCCCGTTGCTTCAGCATATGACGCCAGCGCTTTGGCAATGCCCTTTTTGAATCGCGGAAACAGTGACAGGATGTCGGCGGTATAGATCAGGTCATTCCACCAGCCGGTGTTCGTTCCGCGGGCCGCGTCGCTAATCACGTCTTCCATCTTGCCGTCATAGTCGGCCAAATGGTTTTCCAGCGTTTCTTTTACGTACGTCTCGAGATTGTTCATTGTTTTTTCCCTTTGTGTTGCGCGGACATATCGCCCGCACGCAAAAAGCCCCCGGGCCGGAGCCCAGGGGGTTTCAGGTTTAGCTATTAACCGCAATTTCTGTTCGCCTGTGATGCGGGATGCATTGCAAGCGGCATGCTTCGTTAAATGCCAGAATAAGCGGCCCTAGGCCCATAAGAGCCACGGCCTTAGCGTCACCGCCTGCCGTTCCGGTTAGTGCGTTAATTGCTTTGTCCAATCCTGCTATTCTGCTCTTTATGGCGCGCTCTACCGCTTGATTGCCGTTTTGCCTTTTTCCTAAGTAATTCCAGTCCTCTTCTTTGGATTGGCGGAGCGCGTCAATTAAAAGTGTCGGATGCATGTCGATGGACTTTTGAAGAACCGTTTCCATTGTCATTTCAACAATTGCTTTTCCTTCTCCGCGTTCAATTGCACCAGAAATGTGGTGACGTAGTTTTTCAGTTGGCGTCATTGTTTTTCCCTTTGTGTTGCGTGAGCGCATGCTCACACCCAAAAACCCGCCGCGAATTGTCGCGACGGGTGCAAGGTTTTAGGTTATGTGAACCAGGTAAATCAGGCCGCCTGTGAAAACAGACAGGATAAGTGTTTGTTTCATGCGCTGGATCATATCGACGCAATCGCTATAGCCATTGCGATGATAAACCCAAAGCAACCGCACAAGATGTAATCGAGGGCGCGTTCTACATTCGATCTATAGATTGAGTGTTTGGACATTGTGTTTCCTTTTTGTGTTGATTGAGAATAGGAAGGCCGGATCTGTAGCGGCGTTGTTTCTAGCCTGTACGGCCTTCCCTTTCTGCGTTTCGCCTTGCCATAGGCTCTTCAGGCGACCGGCACCAGGTCGCGACACAGGCTCGGGAATTGCTCCCCGAGCTGCTAAACGTCCCTCTTTTCAGCGGGAAAGGAAGGCCCGCCGGAACGTCATTTTCTAACAATGTCAAACAGCGTTTGTGCGTTTAACATATCGGAAAACCGATGCAATGCAAGCTTTTTCTGCCGTGTTTATCAGAAAGGGCGCGTTGACGTTTTCAAAAGCATGGAAGATTATGCCCCGCATGGACGTACAGCCGGCAAAAAAACGCAAGCTCCAGATCACAAAGCGCCAGGAAAGCTTTGCCCAGGCCATTTTGGCCGGTAAGTCGCGCCTAGAGGCCTATGTGGAATGCTATGACAAGGCCGGCTCCGGCCTAAGCCAGGCCTCGCTCTATTCTATGTCGTACCGTGTGGCCACGTCTAACGTGGTCAAGGCCCGCATCGCTGAATTGCGAGCGCAATCGTCCGAGTCGCTGCTATGGTCGCGTGAAATGGCGATCCGGAAACTGACAGAGATATTGGAAGCGGATGATAGCAGCCGGGACATACAGCTGAAAGCTATTAAAGAGCTCAACGGCATGATGGGCTATGAGGCGCCCAGGAAGAACGCGGCGCAGGGACAGCGTATCGCGGTTATGGGTGATTTAATTATCGACACAGGCATAAAACGCGATGATATGGTGATTGAAGGCGAGGCCGTTGCAAATGTGACTGACCAGGCGGGAAAAAATGTTGAATAGTCAGGGGGGGAGGGTTTTTTCGACCCCCGGTCCCCAATCCGCCGAACTCAGTATCGTATATACCCTGAAACAAAATTTTTCATTTTTCCAAAACCGGCCTTCTTGATGAAGCAACAAAAGCCAAAACCCCAACGCATCAGCTTCGACTACTCCCCCCGTGCGTGGCAACAGGAGTGCCACGCCCGCAAGGAGCGCTTCCGTGTCTTTGCGCTGCACCGCCGTGCGGGCAAGA